TGGTTTTAGAAAAGTAACTTTATAAGCAACCCAAAGTTCTCCAGCAACGAAGTTGGCAGTCGGGAAACCTACGGTTGCTAATTGAAAAAGAGAATGATCATAAAATTTTAGTGGATCATTTGTTCCGAGAATAAAATTTCGTAAGTAAAGTGGTTCAGTCATAGGAGAAATCCTGATGAAAGAACTTTGGTTCTGTTTTCTAGAAACAGCACCATGAGAATTTTCCATACCAGTTTTGCTGGAATACGCAGTTTGGTTGACATTAGGTTCTTGAGCCAAAATCACAGAACCTTGTGCACCAGTAGTCGTATTATCTCCGGAAAAACTTTTGTAATGAAATTCTAAACCATGGAAGTAATATTGATCAAAAGAGTTTGCAATATTATGGAGCCATGGGAAAGTAGTTGCCAAAGCAGGTTGTACACTGAAAGCTTCATTTTGAAATAAACCAATAGTTGGACTTGAAATGACATCTTTGATGTATTCGCGATTGGTAATTGTGAAAGACATTTATTTTGGTAAAGGTTTATAAACAATTCCACTAGCGTCTTTCCAACCCTTTGGATTTTTATTGTAATTTTGACGAGGATAGTCCGTAAAAATTGGAATAGGATTAGGGTAACCTATGGTAGCAACAGGACGTCTTTTACGTTTTTTGCTAACAGGAGCCGATCCTCCAGAGTACCAATTAGTTGGCTTGGAACCTATTACATTAGGTTCTTGATCAATTAATTCTAACGGATCAAATGCTGTTCCGAGTTCTATCCAGTGCATTGGATTTTTATCACACTTGTACAAATCACCTTTTGCACAATCGTAAATTCGGCCAGCATACATCCAACCAAGGACAGCACCTGGGACATTGCCCCCGACAAATCCTAGTGCAGCACCAGAAACGGAAGCTAAATAACGTTCTATATAACTATAAACGTCTTTATTTGGATTACTTCGACGAACCATTTTATTAGTTAAACTAAAACTTTCGAACTTGTTTGACAAGTCTTGCATACAAAATAATAAATTGCATGTAGTAATCCTGTTGCTTCGTGTCTTCAAACCTTACAGCCATCTCCCATCGTTTCCACGCATCTTCAATGGATTCCATGAAAAATTCAACAGCAGCCTGTTTTAGGGAACAGGTTTGCTCGTGAACACAAGTTTTTTGAGAAACATTAGATCGAAGTTCAGGGGAAGGAGGAGGAGTACCGGGCATAATAAAAAAAGGTAAGCGAAAGTCTTTCTTTTTATATATGTGTGGCGCTTTCTGTGTAACGTTACACGAAACACGTACACAGACGTTTAATTAAACCGAAATTAAAAAATGGGCCACGGCTGCAGCTTGCCTGCAGACGCCCGCCGCCAAAGGTGGTGGGCTGGCCACGCACACAAACAAGGCCCAAGCGGCCAGAGCGCCTCGGATGTACTATGTTGAGCCCCGCAGGGACCGCCAAGAACACTAACCCCCCCATGTGGGGGTTAGGGTTACGGCGGTAAAAACACGTTCGAGGGCTACACAGAGGGTCTAGTCCTATTATTACCTAGACCCTCTGTGCGTGGTGCAAATTTAACCGAGAATAAAATTTCGACGCGCACAAAACACGGACATTATTATATAATGTCCATTAATTGTTTATCGTATAAATAACATGAGGAACCGCAATTTTATTTTTACATACAACAATTACCCCAACTTTGAATTGGTGGATAATATTGCTTGCAAATATATAGCCTACAGTGAAGAAGTGGCCCCGACAACAGGTACTCCTCATCTGCAAGGGTATATTGCATTCCACAATGCAAAGACACTGGAAGCTGTTAGGAGAATATTACCTGGTTGTCATATTGAAGTAATGAGAGGCAGTATCGCAGAGAATGAAAATTATTGCTCAAAAGCTGGGAGATTGATTGAACGGGGAGAAAAGCCGGTCAGCAATACTAACAAAGGAGTTGCAGAAAAAGAGCGGTGGAAACGGGCATTTGAGCTTGCTAAAACTGGCGTGTTCGATGAAATCGATCCCGATATTTTACTTCGTTGTTATTCACAGGTGCGTAATATTGCGAAAGATTATGCGCAAAAACCATCAGCCATTGAAGTTAAATCGTTTTGGATCTACGGTGAGACAGGTACGGGGAAGTCGCACTGTGTAGAAACGAAATTTCCAGACTGTTACAAAAAAAGTATGGACGATCTGAAATGGTTTGATGGTTATAACGGGGAAGATGTCATATATCTGGAAGATTTTGATATATACCAAGTTAAATGGGGTGGAATGCTGAAAAGATTGGCAGATAAATGGCCCATGCAAGCGTCAATTAAGGGAAGCATGAAGTACATTAGACCGAAAATTGTGATAGTTACAAGTAACTATACTCCTGAACAAATTTGGTCTGACCCTCAAACATTGGGACCTTTAAATAGACGATTTAAAGTTATTGAGAAAACCGATCAATCACAAGTGATTCATTTTGACGAATAAAATGATTGAAGAAATTGCTCTTTCATTTTTATTAGTGGTTTGGGTTATTACAACTTTATGTGGTTGTTACTTGGTAGCAACCCACGTAAAGGAGAATGAGGAAGACGCAAACCTTTACTAAAAAAAATGTCAGGAGTAATGGAAATGATGTTTGGAATGAAAATGTTCGAGGAAATGTTTAAAAAAAAGAAACGTAGAGCTCGAAAGAAAACATCGTATGAAATAAAAGGGAAAAAACGTTGCGCCAAGGGGTATAATAAAAAATGCACCTGCGTTAAACGTAAAGGGGAACCCCCTAAAAAGAAAACAAAAAAAAAGCGAGGGAATGGGCTTGGGTATTACGGACCCAAAAACCCAGGAAGCGACTTTTTAGCTATGAACCAATTGTTTGAAACAAGAATTGCAGAACGAAGAGGTAGAATGACAAATTCAAGTTCATCTACTCGGGCAGGAGTTAACCATGGTATCGGTATAGGGATTCCTGGTTAGGGTTAAACTTAATATAGAAGAAGTTTTGGCCACGATGAAATTGACAGAGCCTAAAGGTAGGATCACTTATATAGATGAAGATGGGTTGATGCATGAAACACGTCCATCGGATAAGAGACTTGGAAAACGGGCTATGAAGCCTAAAAGTCAACTGACTTTAGCTGAAGAACTGGATTTGGAATAATCATAATAAAAGTTTTTATTACAAAGGTACGTTGTTATCAACAACATTGACTTGGAAAGTAGCAACAGCCCCAGTTGGAATTACTCCCGTTGAGTAAGTGATTGTGGTCTGTTGTGCCAATGCTGTAAAGGACAACGCTAACCAGAATCTTTCAGCCGTGGCTCCATTTTGTGGAGCTTGTCCAATAACACCAGCTGCATTGTAAAGTGGTTTACCACCAGGTGTAACAGGGTTGGACAAAGATTGTGTAGGTGCAAGAAGGGTGGCAGAAGTACCAATCCAGTATGCCCGAATTTCGTAAGCTTGGCCAGGTACTAAAGGGGACATGACTAACGAATTGCCACTATTTGGAGTAATAGTAATCGGGCCACAAGTGAAGAGAGTTGCAGTACCACACTGCAGACTGCCAGTTCCCGTACAGCCAGATCTGACCACTTGACCATATTGTTGACCAACAATTTGTTGAGGAATTTGTGGTTTTAGAAAAGTAACTTTATAAGCAACCCAAAGTTCTCCAGCAACGAAGTTG